ACATTTAAATGATATAAATTTTGAAAATAATAAATTTATATTATTTGATAATAGTTTAAATAATTTTGAAAATTATGAAATAAATATTGAAGATTTTAGATTATATAATTATATTATATCAAATGAAAATATAATAAAATATAGTTTAGGTAATATTAATTAAATTTTAATATTATAACCATAACCATTTTCATTTCGTCTTGATTTACCATAAATAGTATTACCTCGATATAATGGAAAATATTTTTTATTTTGTCCACTACCTAATCTTTCTTCAATTTTGCTTAATCTTGTATTTATATCAGTTATATCAGTATTAATACTACTTATATCAATATTATCAATATCTCTTTTATTTGTATCAATATTTGTTTCATTTGTCTTAATTAATGCAGATAAATCCTCTGAATCTTGATTAAATTTTGAAATAGTTAAATAATTATTTAAATTTGGATTAGTATATTGAGGATGAATATGTTTAGAACTATTTTCTTTTTTAATATAAATATTATTTAAATGTGAATGATTATCGTTAGTATGTTTTTGATTAAATAAAGTATTTGCAATATTTTCAAATGTGTTAGGAAATTGATTAATAGTATTTTGAAGAGTTGTTAATAAATTATTATTATCACTGGAAGACATACCAGATTCAAAAAATGATTCTATAATATATTTATTATAATTAATATATATAATTAAAAATATTATAATTATTAGTATAATTGATAAAATTATTATTTTCATATTTAAATTATTAGTCATATAAAAAATGATTAATAGTATAATTAAATGTTAAATGATATTAATTGTTGTTGAATCATTAGCTAAATCAAAAAAAATTAATAAATTTTTAGAGAATGAAGATGAAAAATATATAGTATGTGGTTCATTTGGACATATAGAAAATTTACCAAAAAATAGATTAGGTGTTGATAAAATAAATTGGATTCCAGAATATGAAATAACAAATAAAAAAATAGCAAATGATATAAAAAACAAATCAAAAGATTGTAAATATGTTTTATTAGCTGGTGATAGTGATTTAGAAGGTGATCAAATATGTAAATCAATATCTGATTTAATTGATAAAAATATTCCAAGATATAGAATTATTTTTCATGAAATTACAAAAAATGCTATTTTAAAAGCAATAAATGATAAACATGATTTAAATTTAGATAGGGTTAAAGCTCAAAATACACGTAGAATGTTAGATAGAATAGTAGGTTATGGATTATCTCCAACATTATGGAATCATTTTAATATTAATACTTTATCTGCGGGTAGAGTTCAATCTTGTTTATTATCAATTATTATTAATAAATCTCAAGAAGTTTATAATCCAATTGAAAAAATCAATTATTCAATAAAAGCTGATTTTAAAGATGAATTAATAAATACAAATTATATTAATAAAAAATTATATGATTTATCGAATGATAAAATATTAAATAAAATTGATATTTTATCAGAATATAAAATTGAATATAAAATAAAAGATTCAATTCAAAATCCAGCTCCTCCATATACTACATCACAAATACAAATTGATATTGCAAATTTATTTAATATTAATTCAAAAAAAACAATGGATATTCTTCAAAAATTATATGAAAGTTCATATATAACTTATCATAGAACAAATTCAACATGTGTATCTTTTTTATTTAAAAATCTGTGTAATAAATATATAATTGAAAATTATGGTGATATTTATTCAAAACCAAGATCATATGGTATATCTGAAAAAAATCCACATGAAGCAATAAGAGTAGTAGATATTAAAAGGGTTAATATAGATAAAGATGATTTATCAAATAAAATATATAATTTAATATGGAAACGATCAATTAAATCACAAATGTCATCAGCTATTTATGATCAATATGATATATTAATTCATAATGATATAGATTATTTTGAAACTATAAAAAAAAAATTAAAATTTATAGGTTTTTTAATTATTGATAATAAAGAAATTGATAAAACAATATTTAATATTCCAAAAATTACTAAAATATTAAAAATTAAAACTAATTTAACAATTGATAAATTAACTTTATATAATGATAGTACTATAATTAAAATTATGCAAGATATTAATATAGGAACCCCTGCTACATATGCAAGTACTATAACTAATCTTTTTGATAAAGGATATATTGAATATACTACTAATCCATCTAAACAAATTAATCTTATTGAATATTATAAAAATGCTAATAATCCTGATATTATTTCAAAAAAAAATGTTATATTAGACTTGTATACCAAGGGTAATAATAAAATGATACATAATACTGATATTGGTAATAATGTTATTCAATATTTAAATACTATAAGTCCATATATATTAAATAAAGAAACTACTCAAAAAATTGAAGAAAAATTAGAATTAATTTCAAATGGACAATATAACAATAAAGAATTATTAAATGAATTTAATTTTGAATTAAATAAATCTATAGAAAAATCTAATCAGATTAAACCTATTAATAATATTAATAGAATTATTAATACTAAATATGGTAAAAGTATTTTAACTACTGATAAAAAATATATTAATATTGAAGGATATTTAAAACAATTTAATAAAAAAGATATAACTGAAAAAGAAATTGATTTTTTAATTAATTTACCAATACAATGTAATGAACAAAATATAATTAATGGTAAATTTGGACTTTATTTACAATTAACGAATGAATTATCTCATAAAAAAATATCACAATATGATTTTAATATATTTATTGAATTTATTTCTGATAAAAAACTTAATTATGATATATTATTTAAAAATAGTAATAAAGTTATAGATACAAAATATGGTAAATGTATTTTAACAATAGATAAAAAATTTATTAATATTGATGGTTATTTAAATCAATTTAATAAAAAAGAAATTACAAAAAAAGAAATTGATTTTTTAATTAAATTACCATTTTTGTATAATAATAATTATATTTATAATGGTAAATATGGACTTTATTTTAAATCAAAAGATAATTTAACTAATATTAAAATTGATAAAAATGAATTAAAAAATATTATTTCAATTTATTGTAATTAATACTTTATCAATATTATCTAATGTTTTTTTTAAAATTTTTTTATTATTATAATATATTTTTTGTTTTATTTTTTTATTTAATAAAGGTTCTTCTTCTTCATCATCATCACTATCTTCTAATAAATTTATATAATTTTCAAAATTTATTCTATTACATTTTTCACAAAAATAACCTAATATTTCAATATTATAAAATGAAATAGTTTGAATTTTTGAATTAATTGGTTTATTATTAAAACATTCACCTGCGCATATTTCTTTATTTTTCCATTTTATTAATATTTTTTTATCTGTATTAATAAAATTATTTATTAAATTTTCAAACATTTATAAGATATTATTAATATATAATATATTTTTATATATTATAATATTTCTTCATCAATAATATTTTTTCTTGGTGTTTTTTTAATATTATCTGGTTTAAATATCATTTTATCTTTAAGTTCGTTAGTAATTATAAATTCATTACTTTTTTTAACTATTTTTATTTTTTCGTCTTTTCTATTTTTGCAACATTCAAATAATTTATCTAAATTCATATTTATTTTTAATATATAAATATAATATAATATATTAAAATTTTTATATAATTATAAAAATAAATTAATTATCTATCTGTAAATCCACTTTTTGTAATTTCAATTATTAAAAGTTCATATAATCTTAATTTTATTTCTTCAATATTTAATTTTTCAAAAGTACCTAAGGTTAAATGATTAAAACATGTACTACTATTTAATTTATAATCTTCATCCGAAATAAAAACTATATATTTATCTTCTTTATATAATATACTTGATCCTGTCCAAAATTTTAATAATAATTCTACAAATTCAATATGATTTATTGGATAAATTTTATTTTCATTTTCTTTTTTTTCTTTTTCACTATCTATAAAATTTTGAGGAAATTCAACATTATTAAGTAAAATTTCTTTAAATGCTTCTATTTGTATTGGTAATTGTTCTTCATCTTTATATTTATTTAATATTTTTGGTATTAATATTTCTCTAATTTTGTCTATTGTTAATTCAGTTAAAAATAACATATTATCTAATTCAATAACACTTATTTTATTTTCAGTAAAATGATTATATAAATTTCTTGAAATTGAATGAAAACCTTTTATAAAACTATTTATAATATCATCATTAAAATAACAACCTTCATGTGCTGTTTTAATCATATATTCATATAAATCTTTTTCATTTTTAAAATCTTCCATTAATTCTTTATTTAATTTTTCGAATGATGATGTATACAAATATTCAAATGTTTTTAAATTCTTTTTATCAAGAATATAATAAAAATAATATTCATGTTGTAATATTTTATATTTATCTTTTTTAAATGTACTATTATTATATTTTATTAACATTCTAAATAATAATGTTTTTGCTAATTTTATTTTTAAACCTGATTTTGCTTTTAATAAAAAAAATACTATTTGTCCTATAAAATAATAAAAATCTTCTACTGATTTTAAAGAATTACTATTTAATATTTTTTTAGCATTATCTAAAGATAAATGAATATTAGGTATATATACATCATTATCTAATTTAATAAAAATGTTTTCTTCAATATTATTAATTTTTGTTGTTAATAAATCTATAAATTCTTTTTGAGGACCACCTAAATCGTGTGCTCTTACATCATCTTCTAAAAAAACAATATTTAATCCGTTTTCAAATGGTTGTTGATGTGTTATTACTTTTAAAAATTTTTTTTTAAATTTTACATCTCTTTCAAATAATTCTTTTAATAAATTATCTCTTATATTAATTGGTAATAATAAATTTTTATTAATTAAGAATTTATCTAATAAATTATCTTTTTTATTTGTTTTTATTTTTTTATTATTTATATATTTTGAACATATTTTAATTAATTTATTTTTTAATTTTTTTAATTCTTCTTTATAAATTGAATTTTTTATTTCCGTTAAATTATTTTTACAAATTTCATCAATTTCTTTTTCATCATAACTTTTTGAACTTTCGGTTGATCTTATTTTTGAAGTGTCACTTCTTGAAGAAGTTTTAGATGAAGTATTACTTCTACGTCTTATACTTCTTTCATATTCAGTTTGAGGACCATGAATTAATGCAGGTGCTGTTTGAGATGGTATATTTACACTAAGATCCATTCTTCTTCGAGGCATTTTAATTATTATATATAAAATTTTTAACATTTTAAATATTAAATGAAAAACAATTATTAAAAAATTTAAATATATTTTTAACAGATTATCTTGTAACAGTAAAATCATATGTATTAAAAATAATCAATTTATAAACAAATATTTTTATAATTTATTTTTAATATATAAATATTATATTTATATATTAAAATATTGAAAGATTTTATATTATATTATAATGGAAATATCATGTTTATATATTCATAAATATAATTATAAAAATATTATAATAATTTTTTATAAATTTGATGATAATATATTTATTGAAATTTCAGAATATTATATTTATAATAATATAAATTTATATTTTAATAGAATATCTAAATTTAGAAATTTAATTTCAATATTTTATAATTCATTTAATATTCTTAAAAATAAATATAAATTATTATATAATTTTTATATTTTATCTAAAATTTTATCATTTAAATCTATTAATAATAAAATTGAAACATTATGTATATATAATTTTGATAATATACTTGAATATTTATCTTATATTCCTTATAATTTTTTTAATATTAAAAAATATTATAAATTTAATGAAAATATAATAGATGTTACACATATAATTAATAATACTAATTTAAATTTAATTATTAAATTAATTATTAATTTTCAAAATAATATATTAAATAATTTAGAATATGAAATAATAGATATTAATAATAATATTAAATATCAAGATAATTTATTTACAATAATATTAAATTTATATTATATTTATAATTTAAATCATAATATTATTGATATTATTAGTAAATATATATAAAAATAGATTAATTATCTGTAAATCCATGTTCTATACTTTCTATTATCAAAAGTTCATATAATGTTTTTTTTGTTTGTTCTAAATCTAAACCAGTTAAAGGTCCTATTGTTAACTGATTAAAACAAGTAGAAGCTGTTAATTGATAATCTTGTAAAGTGGCAAATAATTTATAATTATCTGTTTCATATAATATACTTGATCCTGTCCAATATTTTAATAAAAATTCTACAAATTCTATATGATTTTTTGGATAAATTTTATTTTCATTTTCTTGTTTACTTTTTTCACTATCTATAAATTGTTGAGGAAATTCAACATTATCATTTAAAATTTCTATAAATGCTTTTAATTGGTTTGGTAATGGTTGATCTAATCTTTCTTTAACTTTTGGTATTAATATATTTCTAATTCTATCTATTGTTAATTCAGTTAAAAATAACATTTTATTAAGTTCGATAACACTTATTTTATTTTCAATAAAATAATTATATAAATTTTTTGAAACTGAATGAAAACCTGCTATAAAACTTTTAATAATATCATTATCAAAATAAGAACCAGTGTGTGCTGTTTCAATCATAAATTTATATAAATCTTCTTCTGTTTCAAAATTTTCTACAAGTTCTTCACTTATATCTTCTAATGATGATTTATAAAAATATTCTAACGTTTTAAAATTATCTTTATCAAGAGTATAATGATAATAATATTGATGTTGTAATTTTTTATATTTATCCGTATGAAATGTTCTATCATTATATTTTGTTACCATTCTAAATAATAATGTTCTTGCTAATTTTATTTTTAAACCGGATTTTGCTTTTAATAAAAAAAATACCATTTGTCCTATAAAATAAAAAAAATCTTCTAATTTTTTTAAAGAATCACCTAAAATATTTTTAGCTTCATCTAAAGTTAAATTAATATTAGGTATATATACATCATTATCACCTAATTTAATAAAAATGTTGTCTTCAATATTATTTATTTTTTGTGTTAATAAATCTATAAATTCACTTTGTGGACCACCTAAATCAGTTGCAAGTACAATATCTTCTAAAAAATTTATTTTTAATCCACTACTACTTTCTCCTAGAGAATAATATTGATGTGTTCTTACTTTTAAAAATTTTTTTAAAATTTTTTGATCTTGAAATTTTATAAACAATTCTTTTAATATATTATTTCTATTTGTAATATTAAGTATTATATCACCATTAACAGTATAATAATCTTTTAATTTGGTTTTTGCATTATCTTTTTTTTGATCATTAAATACATGTTTATTTTTAATATATTTTGAACAATATTTAATTAATTTATTTAATAATTTTTTTAAATCATTTTTTTTTTTTGCTTCTGTTGCTGATTTTTGTACTTCTAATATTTGTTTAAATTGATCCGCACATATGGTATCAATCTCATATGTTTCATCATAAGAATTTGAATTTGTTTCTGATGATTTTGTTTTTGATGATGATGCTATCGATGATGATAATGATGATGATGGTAAAGATAATGCTTGTAATTGTTGTCTTGATTGTGATGATAATGATGATGATGGTAAAGATAATGCTTGTAATTGTTGTCTTGATTGTGATGATAATGATGATGATGGTAGTGATTGTTGTCTTGATTGTGATGATGATGATGATGATGATGATTGATTTATAATTTGTTGTGCAGCTGTATTTAATATTGAAAACTCATTTCTATATCTATCATAAAAACTATTTGAATTACTTAAAAAAAGTCTTGCGTAGTATATTAGATTATTATCTGGTTGATTATTAATATTATTTAGTTGATTATTATAATTTAATAATTCATTACGTATTTGAGGTATTAATTGATCAATATTTTCATTATTATTATTATCATTATCATTATTTGGTTGATTTCTTCTTCTACCTCTTGGTCCTGTTGGACCTCCAGGACCTCCAGGATCTCTTGGATTTCTTTCTTGACTTATTTCTTGATCATTATTTTCATTATTTTCATTATTTGGTTGATTTCTTCTACCTCTTGGTCCAGTTGGACCGGTTGGACCTCTTGGACCTCTTGGACCTCTTGGATTTCTTTGAAGTCTTTCTTCATTTATTTCTTCATTTATTGGTTGAACTTGAACTTGAACTCTTCTTTGAACTCTTGTTCGACCTCTAGTAGAACCACCATAATTTTTTTTTTTAGGTGGCATTTTATTAATATTTCATATTTTATTTCTTGGAGTTTTTTGAATATTATTAATCATATTTTTTTTAATTTCTTCAGTTATTAAATCAGTATTATTATGATATTTAATATTATTATGTTTTTGTTTTTTTATAATTTTGTTTTCATTTTCTCTTTTACATTTACAAAATTGAAATAATTTATCAAAATCCATTTATGTTTTTTATATAAAAATGATTTTTTAATTTTAAATATATTTAAAATGTTAAATGAAAAACAATTATTAGTTGTTAATTCTGTATTAAAAGGTTTAAATATATTTTTAACAGGTTCTCCAGGAACAGGAAAATCATATGTATTAAAAGAAATAATATCAAAATATAAATTATTAAAAAAAGGAAATATATATATAACTGCAACAACCGGATGTGCTGCTGTAAATATTAATGGTATAACATTACATTCATTATTTGGAATAAAACCTAATATAAATATATATACATATGTTAATAAATTATTAAAAGTTAAATTTAATAATCAAATTTATAAACAAATTTTTTTTATTGATTTTTTAATTATTGATGAAATATCTATGTTAGATGATAAATTATGTGATAATATTAATTATATTTTAAAAAATATTAAAAATAATGATAAACCATTTGGTGGTATTCAAATATTATTTGTTGGAGATTTTTTTCAATTAGCACCTGTTGAAAATAGTTATTGTTTTAATAGTAAATCATGGAAAGAATTAAATCCTTTATTAATAGAATTAACAGAGCCCGTAAGACATAATAATGATATGGCTTTTCAAATAATTTTATCAAAATTAAGATATGGATTAATAAATGAAAAAATTTATAAAATATTAAAATTATTAAAAAAAAATAATTTTGATAATGATGAAATTAAACCTACAATATTATATCCTAATAATATTAATGTTGATAAAATAAATAAAGATAATTTAAATCTATTAATTAATAATAATTATAAATATAAAACTTATTATCCACAATTTTATAATATAAAACCAACTAATAATTTTGATATACAATTAACTGAAAATTCTCAAATTATGGTAACAAGGAATATATCAATTAATGATCAATTAATTAATGGAACACGTGGTGTTGTTATTACATTAAAAGATAATAGTGTTATTATAAAAACACAGAAAGGATTATATGAAATTAATTATTATATTGATTATATCAATAATAATAATAAAAAATTTATTAAATTTATTCCATTAAAATTAGCTTATGCTATTTCTATACATAAAAGTCAAGGAACAACTATTGATAAACTTAAACTTGATATTGGTAATAATATATTTGCAAATGGTCAAGCTTATACTGCATTATCAAGAGCTAAATCTTTAAAAGATATACAAATAATTAATATAAATTATAATTCTTTTAAAACAGATTTAAATATAATTAAATGGTATAATTCACAAGATAATATTTAATTTATTTTTTTTTCTTCAGTATTATCATTATTTTCTTCTTTATCAACATCATCTTCTTCATCATCATCTTCATCTTCATTTTCATCTTCATCTTCATCTTCATCTTCATCTTCATCTTCATTAATATTTTGTGACATTCCTCCAAATAAATCCATAATATTAGGTGGTTTGAATGGTGGTTTATTATTTGATTTTTTAAGTTCTTCTAAAATAAGTAATAATGTATTATCAATACTTTGAAGTAAATCAGTAGCTTCTAATTTTGGCATATTTTAATTAATTAATTAATAATTTCTTTATATAAAATAAATATGAAAACAAAAAAAATAATTTTATTAATAATTTTAATAATATTAATATTAATAATAATATATAATTATAATTTAATATTTAAAGAAGAATATAAAAATTGTCCAAAAAAATGTAATAATAATGATGAATGTGCAATAGGATTAACATGTATAAATAATTGTTGTATTTAATAAAAAATATCATATCTATATATATAAAATATATATATTAAAAAAAATAGATAATAA